CCAAAAGGAACTCCACCACCACCACCAGCAAACCAACGACCGGGATTTAATGGAGCCGGAGATCCTGGAGTTCCATAAGATGGTGGTACACCAGTATCACCATCAAATGCTCGTAGTCCATCTCCACCCCTTCCTGCCTTTGGGGATGGCCCTCCTCCCCATTGACCACTCATACCAGCACCTCCACCACCGCCGCATGTCGTTGCTGTTCCTTTTCCACCATAAGTTCCTTGCCTATCTAATCCTGTTCCAGTTCCAACTCCATAAGTCGCAGGTGCCGATTTTCCTGCTCCACCACCCGATCCACCTGGTCCACCCGGCGCTGTTAATGGGCCACCACCACCATCACCACCTCCAGTGGTTGTAAGTGTAATTCCAGGTCCGATTATAGAAGATGAAGTTCCTTTAGAAGCGGTTGTGCCAGTGACCGGAGCACCTGCACCTCCACCACCCACAGTAATAGTATAAGAACCAGGAGGAAATAAAACAAAAAATTTTTCTAACATTCCTCCTGCACCACCACCACCTCCCCAAATTGTTGGAGTTCCACCAGAACCTCCTCCTCCACCACCAGAAATTATACAAATATCAACATATCCAGATTTATCAACTGTAAAAGTTCCAGGAGAAGTGTAAAAATAATAATTATATCCGTTTCCAGGAGTTTGTAACGTTCCATCAGTTGTTGCTATAGTTGTAACTCCACCAAAAACTTGAGGATCAGTAATATTAGAAATAGATAATGATGTAAATCCGTCGCTATTATTTTTAACTGGTGCCATATTTATGCCTCCCTATCGCCTAAAACTACAACATTAATATCATTTGTTGCCACACCCAAATTAAAAGTTCCTTCATTAAATACTTGAATGCTGTCTCCATCACTTGTTAAAGTAATTGGATATTGCGGTTCAAAGAAAAAGGTATCATTTGAGGCTAAAGAAATTCTGGCAATTCTATCACCATCAGTTGCGGTTCCAACACTTCCCCCACTATTTGGAACGATATAAATTTGTGCTTGCTGAGATAAATCAGTACTTGCAGTTCCTACTGTACTGTTATAAATTACGATACTTCTAATATAAACAGTTTTTGCTGAACTAACGCTGTAAATTGTTGAAGTTGTTCCTGCCGATACTATTGTTGGAAATCCTAAATTTGCTTTTGCAAGTGCCATTATACTTATTACTTTTTTGTCTATTTATGCGAATAACATCACTTCCAGAATATCTAAAGTTGCAGAACCACCACCTCCACCAGCAGCATCAATAGTTGTATTAGTAATCGTCAAATTAGTACCAACTGTTAGATACGTTAGTTTAGATGCACTATCGTCCCAGAATACTAATTTGTCCGAACCTGCATCATCTGCAGAAATTTCTCCAGATGTTGCGGAAAGAACATCAGTAATATTTGTATTTACTGCAATTACATCTGATGCGGATATTCCTTGAACACCTTGAGTTCCTGTAGTTCCTTGTGCTCCTGTTGCACCTTGAGTTCCTGCTCCTGTAGTACCTTGAGCACCAGTAGTTCCCTGTGCTCCTGTAGTACCTTGAGTTCCTGTAGTACCTTGAGTTCCTGTTGCACCTTGAGCACCAGTAGCACCTTGAGTTCCAGTAGTTCCTTGAGTACCAGTAGTTCCCTGTGCCCCTGTAGTACCTTGAGCCCCTGTGGTTCCTTGTGCTCCTGTAGTGCCTTGAGTTCCTGCTCCTGTGGCACCTTGAGTACCGGTAGTTCCCTGTGCTCCTGCAGTTCCTTGTGCTCCTTGATCTCCTTGTGCTCCTGTGGCACCTTGAGCACCTTTATCACCTGTTCTTGAGAATTCAATGCTTAATGGTTCTCCATTGGTTGGCAATGAACCAGAAATATGAGAAACTGGAATCTTATAATAACCGAATACTGAAGTAACTGATCCTGTTATGCTCCATATGTTAGATACTGAACTTGCTGATAAAGCACCACTAATTACCAAATATCCTTCCTGCCCTGGATTTGTACTATCATCCCAACTATCATACCAAGAAGTTTGGACATTAGAATAATAATCATTATTATCAATAAAGATAAAACTTACAGCCCCAATAGTTGAACTGTTATATCTAATGACTCCATTTCCAGGGTCAGAATCTGTAGTAGATGTACTAAAGGTATATGAAACTCCACCCCTACTGCCAATTTCACCTTGAGTTCCTTGAGTACCGGTAGTTCCCTGTGCCCCTGTAGCACCTTGAGTACCAGTAGTTCCCTGAGTACCAGTAGTACCTTGTGCTCCTGTTGTACCTTGAGTTCCTGTGGTTCCTTGAGCACCAGTAGCACCTTGAGTACCGGTAGTTCCCTGTGCCCCTGTGACACCTTGAGTACCAGTAGTTCCCTGAGTACCAGTAGTTCCTTGAGTTCCATCAGTACCTTGTGCTCCTGTTGTACCTTGAGCACCAGTAGTTCCTTGTGCTCCTGTTGCACCTTGAGTTCCATCAGTACCTTGCGTTCCTGTAGTACCTTGAGCACCAGTAGTTCCCTGAGTACCAGTAGTTCCTTGTGCTCCTGTGATGCCTTGAGTACCAGTGGTTCCTTGAGTTCCTACATCTCCTTTATCACCGGTTCTTGCAAATGTAATTATTACATCTTCACCATTACTAAATGTAACCGAACTTCCAGAAACATATGCACAACTTACGGTATAATATGTGGTGTTATCAGTTAAACCGGAGATTGTAAATAGAGCAAAGTCATCAGCATTTAGACGATTCGATATTCTAAAATGACCCTTGATTGTTGAGGTGGAGTCGTCAATCGTTTGTAAGAATGAATCTAAATTAGTTCCATTATCATCAGATTCATATATGAACATGTTCGTTGCAACGTCTGGCCTCTCATTAAATCTTATTTCACCTTGACCAATTCCAGACGCACTTAGTGTATCGTTAAATGTGTAGTCAAAGGTAGCTCCGCCAAAATTTCCATCAGTGCCTTGAGTTCCTGTGGTTCCTTGAGTTCCATCAGTACCTTGAGTACCAGTAGTTCCCTGAGTACCAGTGGTTCCTTGAGTTCCATCAGTACCTTGAGTACCAGTAGTTCCCTGAGTACCAGTAGTTCCCTGAGTACCAGTGGTTCCTTGAGTTCCTGTGCCTGTGGTTCCCTGAGTTCCATCAGTACCTTGGGTTCCTGTGGTTCCTTGAGTTCCATCAGTACCTTGAGTTCCTGTAGTTCCTTGAGTTCCTGTGCCTGTGGTTCCTTGAGTTCCATCAGTACCTTGAGTACCAGTGGTTCCTTGGGTTCCTGTGGTTCCTTGAGTTCCTGTGCCTGTGGTTCCTTGAGTTCCATCAGTACCTTGGGTTCCATCAGTGCCTTGGGTTCCTATGGTTCCTTGAGTGCCATCAGTGCCTTGGGTTCCATCAGTACCTTGAGTTCCTGTAGTTCCTTGAGTTCCTGTAGTTCCTTGAGTTCCTGTGATTCCTTGAGCACCAGTAGTCCCTTGGGTTCCATCAGTACCTTGGGTTCCATCAGTACCTTGAGTTCCTGTGATTCCTTGAGCACCAGTAGTCCCTTGGGTTCCATCAGTACCTTGGGTTCCATCAGTACCTTGAGTTCCTGTGATTCCTTGAGTTCCTGTGGTTCCTTGAGCACCAGTAGTTCCTTGAATACCTTGAATACCTTGAATACCTTGAACAGTTGAAATTGTAACTTCGGCAGTAGAACCATTTGCCACTGCTGTAACATTATCACCGATAAAGTTAATAACACTAAAAGTTGTTCCAATACCAACACCATCTTCTTTTATCTCAATACCTTCAATCTTACTTACGATCAAATCTGTTAAATTAATACCACTTCCATAATAAGTAGTTGCACTTACTATGCCACTAATATTCGCATCACCAGCAACATACAGCTCATAATCTTGAGTGTCGGAAGTTTTAATGCCTACATTTCCAGTAACTTCCAATACTTGTTGATTATCAGTGTATGAACTGATACCAATCTTAAGATTTTCTTGTCTGTTGCTGAGATATCCTTTTGCCATTGTCTTATATTAGTTGAGTGTTTCTATGATGCTTACAATGAACTTGAGATTCGTATTATCACTACCCGATAATACTAACTTATCTCCACTTTCCAATACCAACTTTCCCGAAAGAAGATTTGCAGTATCATTTGCAGCAATAGGAAATTCTTTTAATATTTCTGTGTCGGTGGAACTTCTTCGGTGTGCAAGTGTCACATCTTCTGAAGTAGCGCCAATATTTGCTACTTGAGCCAAAAGAACAACTCCAGTATAACCAACTGGTGCTGTGTAAATTTCAGTTGGAGATGTATCAACAACTGCTGTAACTGTTTGGAATACGTTAAGTGCGAGTGCCATTCTTTAATCTCCTCCTAGTGCTAGAATGAATGGTGTCACTGTGGAGAACAAACTCTTGGAATAAAATGTTCCACTGATTGTTCCTGTTTGTTGATTAATCACAACACCATCACCAATTCTAAAGTTTCCGGATTGATCTGTAGATGTATAAACAATTAATCCACCATTTCTAGAATCTGTTTCATTTGCCTGAATTGGAACTCCTCCAGTAGAAGGTAATGCATTTGCAATTGTTACTCCAGAACCAATGTATTCGAATGCATGTCCCGATGCCAAAATACGACTTTGTTTGAAGAAAGGAACTGTTGTTCCAACACCAACAGCATAAGGAACATTGTCCGTGAGAGTGATTGTAGAAATTCCGGAAGATATTGGTGTAGAACTTTCAATTACATAATAAGTCGGAATTAAAGACGCAGTTGCTGTTGCTGTATTGATGCCAACATCTGGTGATGAAATTGTAATAGTTGGTACTGATTCATATCCTCTTCCACTTGAAACCGTTTCAATGGAAACTACAGAACCATCTCTTATTTCTGCAACTGCTTGAGCTTGAACCCCCCATGGAGTTGATGGTGCTGATATAGTTACTGTTGGGGTTGTTGTGTATCCAGTTCCACCAGCAGAAACTACTACTTTTTGGACCGTATAGTAAAGATTGTCAAAGTAAACAACTTGACCATCATAAGGTCTTGTGTTTCCAAGACCTGCCAATACAAATTCGTTTGTATTGGCACTTCCAAAAACAGTTACAATTCCCACAAATTGTTCTGCACCAACCCCATCTGCTATTAATCCAAAATTTCCAAAAGATGAATTTGAGTTAGTTAGATCGCAAGCACCACCACTACCACAATAAACTGCAATATCATTACAAATGGTAAAAAGAGATACTAATTGAGCATATCCACTATTTGTAATAGAAACTCCAATACCACCTTGATTATATTGAGTATAACTATCAAGAACCATTGATTTTAAATCACCATCTGCATGATTTCCGTCAATCTTCATTCCAATACTATTTGAGATAAAATTAGTACAGTTTTGAATATATGGTGATTGAGTAATTGTTCCAGCGCCGACTGGATTAAATGAAAATATAGATTTGCCCAAATCTAGAGTGCCAGTATAAGACATCTCCGCAATATAATTTCCATTCGAAACATAAAACAGGTCTTGATTTGCATTTTGTGGAGATATTGATACTTCTCTAAGACTATCTCCAACTATTGAAACTTGTTCCGGAATTGTAAGTGGATTATTTTCTACATAAGATCCAGCACTAACTTTAATAACTGTTCCTGTTGTTGCTGCTGTAAGTGCTGCTCCAATTGTTCTTTTTGCGTCTCCAAGCTTTTTTCCTGTATTGGAGTCGCTTCCGTCTTGTGTAACATAAAGAATATTAGTAACTGTTGCTCCGGCACCAAGTCTTACAATATCGGTGCCTATACCCGATCTTTCTCTACGAGCAAATAACTCTGCATCGTATGTATTAAGTCCAAGTTCTCCCAAAGGCAAATCATTTACCGTTGGTGCTTTTCCGGGAACTGCAGACCTTTTTATTCTTATATTAGGATTTGCCATCCAATCCTCGCATCTTTGGTAGAGACCATAGAAACTCTTATATAAGAGTTTTTATTATTTATGAGAAATCTTCTTCTATTTTTGTCCCCCTCTTTACTTTCTTTAGTTTATTAAGTTCACTACTTAACGATTGTATAGTTGCATTCAGTTTTTCCACCTGTGTCTCCAATACAATATTTTGATTCATTAATTCAAAGCTCTTTTGTTGATACTTTGAAAGAACTAACTTCAAATCTTCTTCAGACATAAAAAAATATACCCAGTTTCCTGAGTATATTTAGATTTTAATTAGTTACTATCAGAAAGTTCCAGCATCAACAGTAATGTTCTCAAGGAATCTTTCAGTTCCTGTGCAAGAAATGACTTGCGATGTTCCTGCACAATCAGTAACCCATAACCCACCAATTTCAATTGGGGCAAAAGTAGTTACCGAAAGTTGTGGAGTATCATTGTCAGAGCCATTGGTATCTGCAGAAAGTACACTCGCAAACTTAAATCTAGTGTCACCATGCTCCCAAATAACAGCAGATTTCTTTGCTGATCCACTAGCATGATAATTAAACAGGACACCCAAGTCCCAAGTTGTTGCCGATGAAGGTGTTGCTCCATTTACAATACCCAAATCAATTGTTCTATCTTCTACAGTCAATGCTGCAGTATTGACTTGAGTTGTGTTACCAGAAACATAAAGGTTTCCTGTAACTGTTAAATCATTTGCAGTGGTAACAGCTCCAGTAGAATCTGCAAGAGTTAATGCAGTTGTTCCATCGGATGCTTTAATATCATTACCACCAACTGTCAAATCACCTCCAACTGTTACATTAGTTGAGAATGTAGAAACTCCAGTAACATTAATACCACCTGCACCAACAATTAATCCACCACCACCAAAAGTTAAATTAGTGCTATCTTCTAATGCACCAGAAGTCCCTGCAAGAACAACTCTACCGGCAGTTAAGTCTGAAACAGTTGCTGAAGAAAGAGTGGTTTCTCCACCAGAAATATCTGCCCCACTATTAACATCAAGTGCTCCAGTTACCGTTAATGCTGCACCAACAATTACATTATCAGGAAGTCCAATAGTGATTGTTTGTCCTGATGCAGAAGTTACAATTTCACTTGCAGTACCTGCAATAGTGAAAGTCTGAGAATCTAAGTCAACAGCACCAGTTCCAGTATCTCCAGAAAAGTCAAAATCTTGTGCAGTGACTTGTGCATCAACATATGCTTTAATTGCTTTTGCTGATGCTAAGGTATCATCGGAACCAGATACTGAAGAGAGGTCAGTATCAACAGATGTAATAGCAGTTCCACTAGTGAAAGTTAAACTATCAATCGTTGCAGTTCCAATGTCTGCAGTGGTGATTGTTGCAGCAGAAGAAACATTTACATCATCTAAATCTGCAAGACCAATAACATTCAGGGTAGAACCATTAAATGTTAAATTTCCACTATCTTCTAATGAACCGGAAGTTCCTGCAAGAACAACCCTTCCAGATGTTAAATCACTAACTGTTGCTGATGATAATGTTGTTTCTCCACCAGAAATATCAGCACCACCATTTGCATCAATAGCACCAGTGAATGTTGATACTCCAACAAATTCGGAATATCCTTGAACATTCAGGTTGGCACCAACTGTAACATTCTTATCAATCCCAAGACCACCATCAATCTGAACTGCACCAGTATCAGAATCACCTAAAGTATTATCGGTAGTATCTGTAAATGTTGCAATACCAGTAAAAACTGGATCGGCAGAACCACTAGACCAAGTTAGATTTCCACTACCATCATTAGTTAAGACTGAACTTGAAGAACCTTGAATTCCGGGAAGAGTATAAGTTACAATTCCTGCAAGTGAATCTGGTGATTTAATAGTAATATAATCAGAACCATTTGAAGTTCCTTCGACAAGATTTAAACCACTAGCAGTGGAAGTTGTTTCTTTGATCCAATATCTATGAGAACCAAAGAATTTATTGGTTGCAGTATCCGAACTAAGTCCAACAAATAAATCGTGCGTATCTGTAGTAAAAGCTGGTTCACCTGCCTGAAGACCTGGCAAATTTGTAAGAAGACCTCTTTTAAATTGAAAAATAGGTGCGGCCATCTTCTTATTCTTTTTTGGTGTTTATATACTAATATTTATTAAATTTTCAAAAAGTACCCTGATCAAAAGGTATATTTTCAAGGAATTGATCGGGAAGACCGGGTTGAGTTGTTTCAGTTGATGAAGCGGCATTCAACACTTCATCTGGGTTGACAGCAATATATTTTTTTAAAATAGCATCATACATTATAACGTATTTGTCTTTTACACCAGTAACATCAACATCCAAAAGTTCATCTAGAGATCTTGCCATATTTACTCCTGCGACTTTAATTTTTTGTTTTGATTTTACCTTTATTTGGTAGGTCATAAAGATACAGTCTCCTGAACAATTACACTTCCTTCTAAAACTTTTGAAATTATTCCTACAGAAGAAGTTAAAAGTAAATCATAGACGCATCTGCCACTTGGCAATGTTGCTGTAACCGCTGGTTGCATAGATATTTTTACACTACTATCAGCAACTGTAAGAGTTGTTGAAAAAGTATAGGCAACTCCAGCTGTTGGATGTTTTCTAAGTTTTGCAGTTGCCGTTTGGTTAGTTAAATTCAATCTAGACTCATCATCAGCACTTAATGTAAATGTTTCTTCAAAATAAGTACCTTTTTGAATAACAAGATTTACTGCACTTACTGCTGCCATATTCTTAAGGCTATTTAAAACTATTTATTTTTCTTTTGTGTTTGATTGGTTTTTTAAAAGTTTCGACAGTTCTGCTGTTGAACCAACAAATAAAGCATTTGTGACATTAGTTGGACCCTTTATTTTCTGATCATCAATATCCTTTAACTTTTTTTGAAGATCTATAAGTTTATCAGTTGCATCAGCAACATTTTTAATTAGTTGGCCAGCAACTTCATATGCTCTAGGCATTTCACTTTCTTGTGCAAGTTCTAAAATACCATTAAGAGCTTCTTGACCTTTTTCTATGATTGAATAAAGATTTCCTCTAGTATACTCGTAGTCTTTTTTCAGATCATCATTTACCGCCGATGCGACTGATTCTACTTTTTGTTCAATAGTTTCAACTTCCCGAGATACTATATCTCCCGCAACATTGAAAGCATCGTTGAGATCGTCAAATTTTTTTGTCATTTTCATATCTATTCATTAGAAAGATCCACTAAATCCAAAATCATCACCAAATTCTATTAAAAGTGCATCGGCATTGGTGATAAGTTTAATGTCCGAACCTTTAACGTGATTGGAAGATTTTGTATCTTGATAAGCTCTTTCAACTGTTAATTTATTACCAGACTTTAATGCAACTCTAAAGTTTTCTTCACCAATAACAATCACTCCACCTTTTGAAATAGATGATGCATCATCAACTGTAATAACAGTGTCTATATTTGTAATATCTTCGGACAAACTAGTTACTATATTATTGGCATAACTCTTCGTTGCCACTGGTTCTGTGGAATATGTAACTTCCCTCTTAGAAAGAGGTGATTGCTCCCCTCCAATGTAAGAGACGGAAACTTTTTTGATAATGTCTCTGGATGGATCTGTAATTGGACCAAACAAATAAGTCTTTGCAGTAAATCTTAGAGTATAAATTAATGCCCTTCTTGTTGAAAAATCACCCTCATAATCATCCTGCATTGATATTCCTTCAAGAACCACAGGAATATCTCTTTTTTCACCTATGGCATCGACAAGATCGACTGTCATTGTATATGCAGGTTGAAAATATGGTATAATTTGCTCTATAATTTGTAGCATATCATCATTCAACTTAGTCATAATGCTGAGTTCAAATGACATATTATAAGGAACTGGCATATATGCCTTTCTAGCCTTGGTTGAGTCTGATGCTGATGATGATAAAAATGTTTGACTAGTTGTAACTTTTCTAGAAGTATCGTAGGTCAACCCATTAAATTCAAATGACATTCTTGGTAATGACATTTGAACTGGCTTATTTAAATCCGCAACTTGCTCAAGTCTTGCTAAAAACTTTTGCGTCGGACCATATGCAAGTGGAACTTTTAAAGAACTTACAGTCTGATCGGAATCGTTTGTGTGCTTTATAGTAATATTATTGAATAAAGAACCAAATGATACAATAGTTCTTCTCAATATCTCGTGATAAAAATACTCAAACATTTGTCAGGAAAGTGTGATATATTATTTATGGACTTCCAAAAGGATTTGTTTCTGTAAAATCTATGATATTATCTGCTTCAGATTCTATGACATCGTTCTCAGCATATGTATCAGTTGTATTATATTCATTAATATGCCTAATCTTATATGATGCACTTGATGCAGTTCCAACCAATATATCACCACGAACAAAAGAACCGGCAATATTAGATACTTTAAGAATATTTGTAGTAGAATTCCACTCTCTGACAATAGCGGTAGTTCCACTAACACTACCAGTCACAGTTTCGTTATAAATGTATGTCCCTATTCCTGATGAATATGGTGAAGAAATTGTTATTGTTGGTGCTATTGTATAACCAAGACCAGCATTTGTAATGTATATTGCTGTTACTATTCCGGAATTATTGATATATGCAGTTGCTGTTGCAGTCACTCCAGCCCCCGGAGCACCACTGAAAGTTACTGATGGCGAAACTTCATACCCAGACCCACCATTTGTCACACTAACTGTTCCAACAACTCCATTACCTATAACTGAAGTTGCTGCAGCCCCAGAACCACCACCACCAATAAAAGCAACTGATGGGGGTGTTGTATATCCATATCCGGTATTAATTATTTCTACACCCTGAACTTTATAATTTTCGGTATTTCCATTACAATCTACAAGCCCACCAATCAGTGTTGCAATTCCAACAGCAGTTAATCCTCCAGAAGGTGCTGATGAAAAAGCAACTCTTGGTGTCGAAGTATATCCATTTCCCCTATTTGAAATGGATACAAATCTAACACCACTATTCACTATTGCGGAAGTTGCTGATGCAGTTACTCCTGCACCAACTAGAGTTAGTGATTGTATGTAACCAATATCTTTTATGTTATCATCGATTTCTTCAATACTTGTATCAATAACTTCATCTTCATATCTAAAGAGCTCACATCTCAACTCATAAACATAAGTTTTCTGAAGTTGGTAAAATGGCTTTTCATGCTCAACAAATTTAATCTCAAATAATCTATCTCCAAGAGGAAAATATATCAAATCACCTTCCTTTGGTCTAGAAGACAAATTAATATTTGATAAATTTTTTGTAAGAGGTGCGATATAGGTATCAAATCTTTCTTTTGAAACTATCAGATTTAAATCATTTAACGGTTGCACACCAAATTTAGAAAGAATAGTTCCCTGACCCTCATATCCATCATAGGTGTCAACATATGCTTCAAGTGGGTATGCGTTATTAAACTCCGACTCTATTACTTCTTTAATTATTGTTTTTTCTGTTACATATCTTCTTGGAATATAATACACCTCAACTCCGTACATTCGAAGTTGTTCATTTATTAAATCTTGTATTAATCCTTGCTCTGATGCAGATCCTTGAAGAAAAAATGGATTTAACATAATTATCCAATCATATCTAATGGTGGAAGTTCATATGTATTTGACATTTTTTCCATAATTATTTCCATTTCTTTCTGAGCATCATCATAAATTTGTCTCCCATTGAGTTCTATTCCACCGGGAAGTTTTACTCCCTGAAACTTAATGAGATTCTGTCCCCACTGCTTTTTAATGAGAGTGGTGAGATACATTTTTAAAAATGAATCGTTCCAAACTTTAGAATAATCATTTGGATCTAAAGTTCTGTAGCAATCAATGATAAGATATGTTCCTGCCGTTACGGATCCCCAATCAATATCTAAATATAATCTGTCTTGTCTTTTATTAAATCTAATTTGTTTTTGTGTGGTAAGTAAAAACTCAATGTCTTCCAAATAAGTTTTTACCATAGCATATGTTAATAGTTCTGTAGAACCCCAATAGTAGATATCATTCAAGAATAATTGATATTTTACACTAAACATATTATTTGTAATCGTATTCGTTCCATCAAAATGGAATATTTTATTCACTCCAATAACAGAAGGTGGTATTTGCAAATAATTTCCACCTTCATAGAAATTAAATTGAGTTGTAGAACCGACATTATGATTTACTGTTATGGTGCTGATACCAACTCCGGAAGTTGGTTGTGCTCTACCTCTATTAATATCGTCTTCAGTAATTTGATACTTTAAAAATGTTGGATATACTCCATCAAAATGTCTTTCTTGAAAAAATTGGATAGCATCATCAACCAAATCTTCAATTTGCTCATCCGCAACATTGATTTCTAATACTGGCGCTCCAAGTTTTCTCTTACAATAATCAATCAATTCTTGTCTAGAAGATGGTTGTGCCATTTATCCAATTACCCCTTCAGGTATTTATGATGTTTGAATTATTGCTAGAACTTTGATACAACTTCTTGTTGTTTCAAATATAATTTAATATAAGATTTTGTGTAGTTCTTAAGAACTTCAATATCATCTATACTATCTATATCTCTAGAAAGTTTTTCATATTCAAACATTTTATTCATGTCTTCTAAAATAATTTTACTAGGATCCATTTGCAAAATTCCTCAACAACGTTTTAATTTCATTCAAATCATTTTTTATACTTTCAACATCAGACTCCAAGTTTTTTATCTTGTTAACATCATTCTCTTTTGATTTTCTCAAATTAATATAATTTTGATATTCAGATAAGTTGGTATTTATTACCGCTTTAGTTGATTCATCTCTAAGTAAATTTGAGTGCCCTTCTACTTTAGAATAATTCATAATCATGCAAGAGCAATAACTCTAAGATCTTTTAATTTTGGTGGATAAGCTTGATTTGTGGAAGATCCGACAAGTTTAATGCTGAAGTATCTAAATGGTGGTAAGTTATCTACAGTAAACTCATAATCTTTAAATAGACTTGGTTCTTCCAAACTCGATAGTACATCAGTTTTTGGAACAAACGCGTCAGAGGTTCCATCATTAAGAGATGGATTGATAGTCTGTCCAAGATTATTTAAGTTTGCAAATCCTGGGAATGGATAATAAATGGGATCTTCGTTTGGATCATTTTGAATAGAATAAAGAGATCTAAGATCATTAAACTCATTGATATATGCAGAAACAATTATCTTAATTGATGTTGAAGGAACTTCTAACTGAATAGAATTGGTTGCATACACAAAAGATGACGGATCCTGTTCAAGAGTTGCTACTCTATTATCTGTCGTATAGTTTGAAATTGCATTATTAATTCTATTGGAAACTAAAACCATACTTACTCTATCAAGATCAACAACTGGAGAAACAAATGCATTTGTTGAACTAAAATCTAAAGATAATGTAAGTGATTTTTTTCCAGGAAGAGTTGTCAGTCTAGTATCTTCATTAACTTTGGAACAAATTAATCTTGGAGAATTGAAATAATTATTTGCATCTAATGAAATATTTTCAAATCCATTATCTGAGAAAGAAATTTCAGATCCATCAACACTTGTTCCATCAACTGTTCTTACTCTGGAAGAAATATTTGTAGAGTTTAATACAAGTTTTTGTACATTGGGTCTCAAAATTTCAAACTGAATGTTTTGTGTTGCATTAATATTATTTCCACCAGTTGACTTTGTTTCATTAATAAACAATTGTGGGAATGAAGATCCAGACCCACGATTAACCTGACCTAATGGCAATGGATCTGTTTTTCCTGCTTGAGTTGTGTCTATTTTTATGTTGTAGTAATCTAAATCAATTGCATCGGAAACTGTTGCATCTTGAAAAGTATGTTCTGCGTTAATCCTTCTTAAGGAAATACCATTCAATTCATACTTCTGTACAGGAGTTCCTACAGAATAACTAAATGATTTTGTTTGATCAATTTGTCTTGTAATTCCAGTAAAAGATGTTGCTGTAGTTCCTTCATAAGCAATAATTTCATCACCAATTTTTAAATATCCGGGATTTGTATTTCCAACTCCAACATTTTCAAAGGTTCCAAAGTTGGTAGTATCATCAACAAAAATAGTTCCATTCGATGATGCTGCATATTCACTAGTTAATCTTGTTTGTCTGACATCAGAAACAACATTTGAGATTATCAGTGCATTTTCTTCGGCATACATTCCATGATTTTTATGGTTTACTTTAACATGCAAACCATCAGATACAACTTGTATTCCATCAGTTGGAATAATTACATTTCCACCAATTGATGCATTTAAGTCGGTTGTTATTCCAGAACTATTGATATATTGTACAGTTTTGCCTACACCGGCAGAAAATTCTCCTTGTACATTGTCTAAGATTAACTGGTTAATTCCATAAATGTTAGAAACAGATAATTGTAAATTTCTGCCTAAGGAATTTGTTCCCACTTGAGAAACTGTTAAAACATCTCCAATTTGATATCCAGTTCCTCCATAGTTAATTGTTGCTGCGACTGCAACTCCATTTGAAATTGTTATATCTGCAGTTGCATTTAATCCGTTGCCAGTTTGATTTGTTAAAGAAACAGAATTGTGAACAAAACTTCCCGATGATGGTGTATAACCTATGCCAGCATTGAGGATGTCCAATGTTCCTATTGCAGATCCTGCTGATCCGACATAGTTACCAGATCCATTGGTGCCTTGTTGCACAATAGTATTTCCAAGAACTAAACCAGAATCTTGTACCGTTGTACCAAGTCCAACTCTAATAACTTTAGAGGTCATTTCTAAAGCATTGGGAATTAAAGTCGCTATTTGTTGATTTCCTAAACTTAATTCTGGACTATAAAAATTAATATTACCAGATGGTTGAGTAAAATTAGCTCTATAAAGAGTAAATTTTAAATCTTCATATGGACTTTCATTCCACGTTGAATTATTTTGTGACTTAAATAATCCCCCAGTCAATGGTTGTTTTGTTACAACTACTTGTTTTGATTCTGGTCCGTTTGCAAATACAGAATCAAACTCTCCCAGTTTAGAAGTCCAAATATAATATTTGTCAGAATTGGTTAAAATAGTTAAACAATGAAATACTCCTCCAGTAAGATAAACGGGAGAGTCAAAAGTTACCCTAGTAGCAACAGAACCATCTGTAGATGTTGAGATATTTTGTGGGTCTAATACAACTTCACTAAAAGGATAAACTTCATCTGTTGGTAGGCCCAATCTCATAGGCCTCAATTGTATAGTGACCGGTAACTCTGGATCATAATCATAAAAATACAAATCTACAGAAGTTACAAATATGCCACTACTAGGCTCTACATAAAATGACTGGGCTAAAGGATCTACGAGTTTCATTTTTTATGGTTTTATTGACTATTTATTTTATTTTTTGGAAGAAATAAAGTTTGTTAGAGATGCCTTTGCGTCTTTTTCGGATACTCCTTTTATTTTATCAGTACCTGTTGCTACTGCGTTGATAATTATTCCTTGAGCCGCAGCGCTGGCCTCTCCTTCTTTTGCAAGTTCACTGTACAGACCCTTATCCATACCTTTTTCAACCAGAGCTATTCTGTCTGGCGACACGCCAGCATCCGTTAAAAATTGTGTCATATTATCAACAGCTTCATCTCCAATTTTGTCCTTACCTGGATTTAGATATACTGTTCCACCATAAGTTACAGTTGGTGTTGGTGGTGTTGGACCAACAACATCTCTAAAACCTATTTCTGATTGTGGATTATAATTATTACCACCTCCATAAGATGATCTTGGAATATATCCAATAACATTACTACTTACCACAGTAGAATCTGTTTGTGATGCAGTTTGACTTTCTGAAGTATCTTGTGTTTCCACTCTAGAATTTCTAACAGAAATCACGTTTTCTTGAACCGTATTAATCTTTCCATCCGAGAAGTAACTCTCATCAACACTGGTAGTAAATGATCCTTCAATTTGTGAATTTGTCTTACTACTTGTTAATCTAAATGTTTTTGTTCCTGATTCAAATCTTATTCCCGATTTATTTGGATCTGGAATAAAGATAGATCCAATAGTTGTTCCGACATTATCTGTGACCAATCTAACATCAGATACTGTAGCTTCTGCACCGCTTGTTTGTCCCTTCAACTTCATTCCTTGTTCAATATATCCATAATAAGATCCTTGAGTAATATTTCCCATACTATAAGTATCAATATTTAAAATTGATGCGGTTGCAGAATAAGTATCTCCCAAAACAACATTAGTGTCATAAACACTTACTAAGTATGTTTCTGTTGGATTATTGTATGGACCATACTTGTGATTTTGGTTTGCAACTCTAGTGTAGAATCTTGGTTCTTCCGTTGTTGCATTATACCCAATTACAGTCTCTCCAACTTCAAAAACTCCATTTGTCATTGTAATTTCTATGAGTTTTGGAGTAATGTATTGATTAAGAGATACGCCATCAATGAAACCATAAACACGAGTGTATGGTTTCATTCTCTTTGCAGTAAACTCAACATTTCTAGATCTCAAGTATGGAATTACTGTTGAATTTAATACCTGATCACCGAAAGAAGTTTTGTCAAACTGTTCCTTAAGAACTTGTCTATTACCTTGTCTTGTGCTAGTTCCTGTTTTTGTTGTTGTTCTAATTTGATTTTCATAAATTGTATCACCATCAATAGTTTGGTTTGTTGAAAGTGAAGAAGACTCTCCAGTCCAAACAGTTTCCCAAGAACCCCAAGTTACTGGACCAAATCCAGTTTGGGCATCAAACCCAGATGCGGTTAATTGAGTTATAGTTTGTGTATAATTTCCCTCAACGGTAATGGTTTTTGCTTCCATTCTAACCTGGTCAACCCAAACATCAGATGATGGGAATAACTCCATAGTTCCTGCATAAAATGCAATTGAATATGGACTTACATTTTCAACTCTGGTTGAATATGGTTGATCAATTATTGAAACCTCTTCATAATCAAGGGTTAAAAGTTGTCCAGTTTTTCTAATGTTAGTTCCATTTAAATCCGTAACAAATTTATTATCAATGGTTGGATCTGCAGAAGTTCCTATTCCAATAACAGCATTTGATCCAAGAACAAGATCTACTTGAGTTGTATAATGAGTTGGTCTTAAAATAGAGTTTTTAACGTCAATAGAATTCTTAACTTGAGTTACTTTCTTTTGAGATATTGTAGTTGAAAAATCATCTACAAAGAATCCAGCCTTAAATCTATTCAATCCATTGTAATCAGTAATCTGGAGATTTGCGGTATCAATTTCCAATAATGAAAGTGCCGTATAATACTCTAAATTTTGAATTCTCCGTTCCAACTTGCGGATATCTACCATTCGATATCTCTTATGTTCTTTTAAGTTGATACTAATATCGTTCATATCACACAAATAAGCTGGGAGTGTGATTGTTGCTAACTCCAAAGCATCACTAATATCTAATGGTGGCGAAGGATTTTCTTCAGGTTGTCCAGAATTTAACTGAAATACTCCATCCTTAGTTAAGAATAATTTATCAATTCTGGGTAAATAGAATGAATAATCAATAACAAAAGACTCGTCAGAAGCTAAAACATTTGCAGCAGAATTGGATGGGAAAGTTCTTGATAAAAATTCAAATGGAGATCTTGCGCCTTCAGATACGGAATATGTCGATACTCTTTGTCTTATGTCAATAAGATCAGTATTTCTTATACCATTGTTGGTTTCATTAATATCACAATAATCAAATTGATTGTATGAATTTACTGTTGTGATATCACCGGTATCTGATGTGGAGTAATTGGCATACTCATAAACAATCTTTAATTTTCTATTTGGTTCTCTTGTATTATTATTTCTAATAATTCTTGAATAATCATATATTGTATCATTTTGAGACTTATTCAATGAAAAGAGACTTGTAAGATTTGTATCTCCAGAATCTATGGAAGAAATTGTAGCTGTGATTCCACTTTCTTTAAAAGTTACAGTTTCACCAGCAATGAAACTATTTTGATTTTCCGATATAAATCCAATCTTAAGATCATTAATTTTTTCTAAATAAACTCCAACAGATCCACTAGATTTTCCAATAAACTCTTCGCCAATAAGAAGATCACCTGTCTTATTTGTTGGTCCAGTTAAAGTTGAAAACACAATAGATGGGATATCTGGATCCGAAATTCCGTCAGATGAAAAAACTCCATAAACTCTTGTTACATCTGGTTCAAGTAAACAAATTTCTTCATCTTGAACTCTTGTACCATATGGATAATTTCCATATGTAAGTCCATCATTTAAAGTTGTTGATCCAATACCAGATCCTTCATATTTTGATTTATCAACAATGATAGACTTAACTCTATTGATAATTTTTGACTTTTCTTTTATATTAATTTTTCTAAGAGTGGCAATTAGTTTTGCATTACCTGCACCATCACTCAATCCATTAAGTGTAAGAATGGTGGATCCTGAAGTAAATAAAAACTTATCTTCAGTTAACTCTTCTGTAGTTCCATCTTCTCTAACTAAAACATATCTTTCCTCATCAAATGGAAGGAAAAACTGATTTATTCCTGCAGAAATTGGTCCTGTAGAATTTGATGATATTGATACATCAAATTGTCTTCTAATAATTATGTCCGCACCAGTTAAATCTACTGAGGCAATATTTTGTTTAGGTAAATATGTATAAAGAGTATTGTCAGATGATACTTGTTGTTTTGTTACTAATATATTGAAATCTGTTGGGTTTATATTTGAAGTTGGTAATGCACCATCACAAATGCCTATTACAGTGGTAACACCAACTATTGAAATGGAATTTTGGGAGATATTCTGGATTCTTCCATAGGAAACAGTAGAAAATCCTGGATTTGTATATGATATTAAGTTTCCTACAGTAGCAAATCCAATGAAATCAATATTTGAAGTTGTTACTGTACTAACACCACCCGAAGATGCTGTAATATTAACTTGACCAATATTTAATAATGTTGATTGCTTTGTATCGGCAGTAAAAGTATATCCAGATCCTACAATTCCATAAATTGATTTTACATCACCAATAGATGACGAAGTAACTGCTATAGAAATTCTATTATTTTCTATGCCATCAAATATTAATTTTTCTCCAATGGAAAATTGTCCCTTAACGTTATAAGCCGTTAAGATTCCTGCGTTTGAAACATCATATCTTAAATATCCAACTGCACCACTTGATTTGCCTTTAATGTGAGTTGGTACTGATAAAGATGATATTGAATTATTTAAAGTAATTTCCGTATAACTTTGAATATCGTAAAGTGCAATGTCCCATTCATTTAAATCTGGATTTGATGTATTATAAGATCCAGATTCTAAAGCAAAATCATATACTCTTGCAAGACCAATTTCTTTTCCTGATGCAATAGTAGAAGAAGTTCCTACTCTACTATCTCTAAGACTTACGGTATATGAGGTTGTTAAACCAATTACTGGACTTCCATAAACTCTATTTAAAGTAAATGTTGGACCAGTCTGATAGTTAACACTTTGATTTGTTAATGTTTTTGTTGTTCTTGGTTTGGGAAAGTCTACAAAAACATTTCCAACACTTCCCACATTATATCCACTAACATAAGCTGATGATGGAGTTATAACATATGTGCCCAAATCATCGTTGGGAACATTGTTATTATAAGTTAACCGGTCTTCAGTAAATATTCCATTATTTCCTTTTAGATTATTTAAACTTTCTTTTGCAGAAATATTGGGAGCTTTTACAAAATAATCTCCAGATTCATCATAAGTTCTCTTTGCAAATTCTTGTGAAAGATTACTATATTCTGTAGAAGTTCTAAATGATACATCTATACCATTTCTTATCTGTTTAATTAATATAAAATTGTCATTATCTACAGATCCATAAGGCAGAACCTCCAAAGTTGCTTTAATTCTAAATCTATCAGCTCCTGGAGCTGCATAATTTGAAAAACCTTGTGCATTATCATTGAGTGAAGGATCTTCGAATGAGTTTACTATACTTTCTGTTATTCTAAATCCTACATAATAACTTCCATTATTTTGATATTGATCTAAATATATTAATTGTCCAGAAACTCTAACAAAAGTTCCCCTTAAAAACCAAACTCCTTCTTGAATAGTTACCGTTGCTGCAGTTGCGGTTGGATTTTCTGCCACGGTAGATGCAAAAGCTTCACCTTGTTGAAAGGTTGTTAATGAAGTTGAAGATGATTCAATATCATAAATGAATCCCGTTGCTCCATCTTCACTTAATACTTCTAAAGTTTCTCCGGGTAAAAACTTATCATTTTCAAAATTAGATGAGTCTGAAGCCAAATATGATACATATAAAGTTGGCTTTCCAATTGTGCTTGCAGAACTTGTGATTGAAGAATTAACAATTGCTGTAACTCCACTAGTTCTGCCCTTTATTATTACCGATTGAAAAGCATTTAAATATAAATCAACATTTAAACCTAAAAATTGATTTTCTAAAATTACTGCATTTACATCATTTCTAAAGACAACATTACCGGGAATTACAACCGTACCCTCTTTAAAAATATGAGTACCAAAGGTTTCAATTTGATTTTGTAAAATCGATTGTAAAGTAGTTAATTCTCTAGCTTGAACAGGATACCCAGGCTTAAAGAGAACTTTATAATATCCATTTTCTGGATCAAAATCATCAAAATATGGTGAGATATTAAGATTAGTTTCTTGTGGCATGAGTCTTTAGAATTGCAAAATGACTTTGATATCTTCTTTTTGATTAGTAGACCTAGTTATTGAAGGTCTATTATCAACATAAATTACATTTCCAGAATACTTTTTAACCTCTGGAGAAGAAACACCATTGGTAAAGGATTGTCCAAGGTAGTATGTTCTATTATTTATTGATGTAGATACACCAGTGAAGTTGGTATCAATACCCAAAGTAACGCTTCCACCAATAATATTTACAGATCCTCCAGACCCCAGAGAAGAAGTAAACTGTTGTAATTGGAATCCATATTGTGGATTTGTATTTTGAGATCCATCAGTATTAAATCCAGCTACGTTTCTATCTTGCCAATATTTTAGAACCCCTGTAGTTTGATCATAAGAAACCACTCTACCAACAGCTGTAGATCCCAATCCAACTGTTTGGGTGATAAATGAATCTGCAGTAAATGAAGCTGAACTGTAACCAACCCCAGTCAATTTGAGTGCATTTAATGCACTTGCTTTATCTAAAGTAAGAATTGATGATGAATTAAATGCCTCGGGATTTTCTACCAATCCAATTCTAGCAATTTGGTTACCGGTAATAAAATCTGGATTTTCGATATCGTTTTCAATTCTAGAATAGACTAAAACATTATACGCTCCCAGTTCTCTATAAATGTCCGATCCATGTCCACCTTGTGGAGGAATAATGACATTAAAAACTGGACTCGAAGATCCTGTTGGAACTCCACCAGAAATCAAATCAACAGTTCCAAAAGTATAACCAGAACCGCCTCTAGAAATTGTTACTGATTCAACCTTTGAATCATTATTTACAACTATAGTTGCTTCTGCTCCCGATCCATCACCTTTAATAGGAACTCTTGTATAAGTTCTATTTGCTGTTCCTAATCCAACGCCACGATTTGTGATGGTTACGATTTTTAATTGCCCACTAGTTTCTGCATTATTTCTTATTGAAGAATACTCTGAACTTGTTTCCCAATCCCTGGGGACGGGCATAAAATTTGTGGAGTCAAACTTAACAATATCACTAGGTTTTATTGTATAAAGATATTTCCAAATATATCCATCTCCACTGTCACCTGCAGATCTTGGCTCAAGATCTGTGAAAGTTGGTTCATCTAAAGATGGTTTTCCAGTTGGATTTTCTGGATCTATTCCATTATGAAGGCAGATATAAACTTTATAATCTTGATTTACAACATAATAATTTGCAGAGTATAGATTGGTTGCTCCAGATGGTTTAGAAGTGTTGGTTCTACTGATATCATGTCTATACATATCATAGACTGTACCAGAAGACCAAGTAATTTTTCTAATTACTTGTTTAACATCACCGTTTGATATTTTTTTGAGAGCAATCATTGAATCCCAATAATCATTCTCCTGATCAAAGTTGTCTTTGGGAGCTGGTGGTGTTGCGTCCCAAGAAGATGAATAATCTGTAGCATTAGGAAGACCTACAAATGCATAATAAGAATTGGCATCTGAGGTTGCAGCTGCCACGAAATTCTTCGCATTCAATATTCTAAATTGATCAGTTATAATTGCGGACATTTTGCAGTTTTTTATTTATTTATTAGTTATAATTTAGATATCTCAAAGAATTTACTCTCTGAATGATTGGTGAAGTTGATACTCCAACCAATCCATTATTGTATGAATTGAACGATTTTGGATCAGTTCTAACTGGAGAAGAAATTCTTCCCCAACTATATTCACCAAAGAAGTTGCTATATCCAACCCCAGTTAATCCATTATAATCAGATACACTCACGGTTACTTTTGCAACATAAGTAATTCCAGATCCAACCGTACTTGTTTGTGCAATTGATACTTCAGCAACTTCATAAACATTATCAATGTACGATGATCCAATTGAAATAACTGATCCATCCTGATAAATTGAAGTAACTCCATTACCAATATTGGAATTAAATACAACAAAGTAGTAACCTGTTTGGATTCCACTAACTGTAATTGCTGTTCCGACAATAGAGTTATCTCTAAGGAAGGAATCTTGTGGGATGAGAAGATCAAATACAATTCCTGTAGAGGCAACACCAACAGAAGTCGTAGAAACTCCAGATATAATTCCAAAATCTCCAGAGTATGAAACATCTTCAATTTCTTCAATATATCCAGAAACTGGAGGACACTCAATTAAAACGGATGGTGGATTTGCAATTGTATAACCAAATCCTGGATTTGTTATCTGAATTAAAGTTACAATTCCAGAACTAATAGATGCATTTGCGACCGCATAATTTAGATAATTTGTTGCAAATGGTGAAGTAAAAATTCTATATGAATTTGATGAATTTGCAATAAATGATCCAAGGTAATTTGCAGATATACCATCAGTAATTCCACCAGTTACTGAACCAGTAACTGTTACTAAGTTAATATCAATAGATGAACTTCCACTTGTAAATAAAATTTCATAAACATGTGGAGTTAGTGCTGCAGATGCTGCGTAATTGTAACCTTCAACTCTAATTCTAAAGGTTCCACCTGATGATAATGTATATACTTTGGTAGTTCTTCTATTTCCCGGAATTATGTGCAATCCTGGCAGTGCTGGAGAATTTGGAAGAATTCTAGAATACTGAGTGCTTCCTCCTCCAAATGTAATATATCCATTTGATCCCAAATATACGGTAGAATAACGATTTCCTAAGAAATCAACTTCAAAGGGCAGAGAAATTGTGAAGAATGTGTCATCAACATCTCCAGTAAAGTAATTTGCCATTCCAACAGAACCATATTCGCCGTATGAAATACTTTGTACGGTTCCAGTTGGAACACTGGTAATTCCTGATATAACTGGTGGATATGATATTGAAACTGTTGGTGCAGTTGTATATCCAACCCCCCCATTTTGTAGAACTATTGAACTTATAGTTCCTGCAGTTGATACAACAGCTGTTGCTGATGCTCCAACATATTCATCTTGAGAAATAATTTGAATTTTTGACTGTATTGCATTAGTTGTATTTTCCCTTTCACTATCAAAGAAAGTCTTAACACTTTCAACAAAAATTACAGTAGAACCAACACCAACACTTTGAATAATTCTAGTTGCTGGTTGAATATTTGGTTCATAAATTTCTCTATTCTTTGTTACAGACTTTCCATTTATAAAGAGATCTTCTTTCTGTTTACACCAAATTAAAGGTCTCTCTAAAGTTTCAATATTGGTAATTCCTGGACCTGCGTATGGAATAGTATTAATTGTGTCAATTGATTTGATTGTGGATACCAATCTTGAATCTTCTTTTAAGTTTGCTAAATCACTATTTAATCTTACAGTGTCACCCGGTTTAATTGTCTCCAAAATATCAACATCAATAACATCAACATCACCAGTGCCTCTATAGAATAGAATTTTTGAGGTGTCACCTGGTTTTGGTGGTTCTGTGAATGTAATAAAACTACCACCCGCAAATAGATATCCTTGTCCAGGAACTTGCAATATATCATTAATGAAGACCAATAATGTCGATTGAACATCAATATTTGATCCCAGTTTTGATCTAATAGATCTTGGTTGATTGTCTACAGATAATTGGAAAGAAACTGTTGTTCCATCAAATAAATCATCAAGAGGATCTAAAACTTGCAAATCTCCAATCACCCAACCAGAGAAAGTATCTGATTGGGTTCTTTCTACATAAATCTTAAATTCATCATAACTTAATGCAGTGTTTGTGGGAATACCAGTTGAACCACCAACGGGAATTGTTAAGATATCTCCCTGTCCATATCCGTAACCAAGATTCTTAAGTTCAAATGAAATTACACTTGAACCTTGTCCCACAACAATATCAATAGTTGCTTGGGAACCAACTCCAGAAGTAGAAGACGAACTATAAACTAATGGGATATTGGAATAAGAGAGTGGATCGTCAAATATAACTATTGGTGGATTCGATGACGTGTAACCCATTCCTGGATTTGTGATTGCAACACTCACAATATGTCCACCCGATATTGCTGCGGTTCCAATAAATTCAATGTTTGGAGTTCCAACACTAGAAGTTGCAACACCAACATTTACTACCGTTTGAACTCCAACTCTATATCCAGATCCACTATTTCCAATACCAATTGATTGAATTGTTCCTGCAACGGAAACGATTGCTGTTCCACCAGCAGATACAAGTGGTTGATATGCAAATCCAGAAGTTGCTCCTACAGAAACAATAACTCCACCCACAGGAATATTGGAGGTATTAATATCTGATGCTAATGATGTTGCAGTTCCTGTAAATTGAATACTAGAAACTCCCACACTCTCCTTGAGAGTATAGTCACCTTCAATACTTACTGATCCAGTAAATCTTTGTGGACCTTGGAAAATTTCATTTATCAATACTATCGCATTGTTTGTCGATATTCCTGCGATATCTGTTCCATTGGATTTTAATGTAAATTCGGTTTTAATTCCACTGAAAGTAGAAGAAATATCATCAAAGATATAATTCTTAGAATATGGTTCATCCGAAGTATTCTTAATACCAGATCTGATAAATGATCTGCCACTAAATGTTGAATGTGTAGAAATTCCTGTCCAATCTCTACTATCTGGTCTGTTTGTGGTTGTACTTAAAGGTACAAGTCCATAAGGTGCAGAAACAAAGTTAATTTGATTGTCTATGATGTTATAGTTTCCATCAACTTTAGTAACTAAAGTATTAGTTGGATGGCTGGAAATTCCTGTTCCCATCCATCCTCTCTCAACCAATAATAAATTAGTGCTTCCAATTCCAACAGAGTTGACTCTTACAATTTCATTGTTAATTTTTAATAAATCTCCACCAAAAATAGAAGTAATACCCGTTAACTTAATTAAATCATCCGTTATTAAAATGACAGAATCTGACGTTGTAGTTACTGCAGTTGAAACTATTGGTGATTGTATTACATTATCAATACTAATAAGAACTCTAGAATTTTGATTCTTTGCAGTAAATAAATGCGACGTTCCAATACCAACTGATGTTAAATCAAGTTCTACTGGAGTGGTTTTTAAAGCATTTTCTGCCGAGGATGCAAGTTTTATGGATTCATTATCGACTTTAATTGCATAAACAGAGGATGGAAGTTTGTCTGTTATACCAAGTCCAACAATGGACGTTGCGTTAATACCTATTGCTTGTGTGGTTCCAGCGCCAGAATAACTATAAGTTAATTCTTCTCCACTTACAAAGAAGTGATTTGGAATTCTAATAGTGTTCGAATCAATATTTACAATATTTGCATCACTTCCATCAAAATATCTAATGAAAATTGGCAATTGATTATGAGTTAAGTTAAACTGACGCTTAAGATCGATAAATGTTCCTCTATAAATTCCGTATCCGGTATCAATAGATCCACTATTTAAATCAATTACATCCAAAGAATTTGCTGTATCAACTAGTCCAATACTATTTTGGAATACTCTAACTTGAACATCTATTCCGGCATTTGGAGTAAAATACAGGTTAGTATTTGTTCCAGAAACATCAGATCCAAATGTTCCCAACATGTTGTCTGTAAATATTGTTCCAAATTCTGCAATTGAAGCTTCTGTACCATCATCAATAACGATTATTTCGGATACCTGACTTCTGTTGTTAGTTGTATCTTCAATACTTACCAAGTAGTATGCACTACAATAACTTGCATTGAAACTAGAGTTTGTATTGACGTATGAAGATATTATATTTGGGGTTGGTGAACCAGAAGAAGTTATGGAAACATAATCCGACTTAAGTTTGGATACATTTAAAGTTTCACTTCCAACACCCACTGCAGAAGTACCTGCAATAGAAATTCTCATGGTATTTACTACAAATGAAACTCCTAGACCAACATTTGGATTTAATCCAATTGTTAAATCAGATCCTGAGAATTGTGCAAAATAAGTACCAATTCCAGAAGATCCATAAGAACTAGTGCTGTCATCAGTTAACTGACCATAATCCAATAACTCAATCTCAGATCCATTATGAACAACTGTTAATTCATCAAATTCATAGTAAGATCCATCAACTGCACCTATTTCTACGAGAACCTTAGAAGAAGTATATGTAGATGCAATACCAACTATTGATGTTAATGAAGTTGTCCCCGATGGAACAAGTGTGTTTGTAACATTTACATCAACAATACTTCCGAGTGATAATGTGCCAAATCCAGAAATAGTATCTCTTAAATTATATGAAACACAACTTACATCAAAGTCATTTACTTCATAATCAACAGGATAGAATAAAAGTTGCCCCTCAGAACCAGATACGTTGAAATCAAATGATCCCATATCACTAACAGTTTCAACTCTTCCATACTGATTAAGATAACCTGTCGAATTATCATGAAGAAGTGATACGACATAAAACTGTTTTTCTGAGGTAAATCTTCTATCTCTAACAAAAGTGAAGAACTTTCTAGTTCTTCCTTCGGATAAGTTGAATGTATTAACTACACTATAACGAGTAATTCTTGGATTGCTACTAAATTGATCACTAAAATCATCAATAACAAGAACTCTATTTCCAACGGACTCAAAATAATCTTGAAGTGCCTTAGTCTTTAATACAATTTCATCAGATATTAATTCAGAACCTATTGTTAAAGATTTTTCGGTAGCAAGATCATAATCATTGATGCAGTTTACATCAGTAACAGAAATAAAATCGGATATTCCAATGAAATCTCCACCATCTTGATTTGTTGAAATACCAGTAAACGATTGATCTTGAGATTCCAAGACCATATCACTAAACTTTTTAAATCCTGCAGTATGATTTAAATTACTTACTGGTCCATTCCAAGTTTCATAATCAATTTTTGATCTAATAGAATACGAGAAATATTGATAATAATCACTATCATGCAATCTTTGGAAGTTATTATTTAAAAATCCAGATTCCAAATTCCATCCACTCTTAACAATAGAAGATGATCCAATATTATATGAAGTATCATAACTTTCTATTGATTGAATAGTTGCTATGGAATTTGAAGTCTCAGCAACAATTACATCATCGAGTTCAAAATCTTCTGTGGAAGATATTTTTAAAATTTGATTATTTGAATCCCATCCCTCCACCAAGCCGATGGAAGATTTTGATGATACTGCTTCTTTGTAGAAGAAATTATTTTTTTCCAGTTCAATATCAAATATTGGAAAATATTTTTGTGGAACTATAGTTCCTGAAGAATAAATTGAACTAAAAGTTCCTGGATCTTCATCTGGTCTCAAATAGTTGGAAAGGTTATAAACAACTGATCCGTTCGATCCACCAATATTAGGGTCTATAGATTTAATTGTAAAGAGTGTGTAATTATATGAAGATGAATTAAATCCTCTTAAAGCACTCCCTATACCAACACTAGTATTTTCAATTAAAACTTTATCACCAACTGCAAAAGGAAAATCTGTAGAATTACTATAACTAACGGCCAAACCAACATTAACATCTTTAGTAGAGCTATTAAATGTTATTGAACTAATTCCTATAGAATTTGAATTGTTTATTGGAATTATAGTTGGAGTAGTATCACTGAGATTTGTGGCGTTCTTTAATATTGTCACTTCAGAATCATTCAAATCATATTTTAATTCTACATCTAATATGGGATTATTTGTAACACCATCCAATACAATTAAGTTTGGAGCAAAAACATAATTTGTTCCAACTGAAGAAATACCAATTCTCTTAAATCTTGATAAAGGATTTATTCTCAATACTTGTGGTAATTTTGCAGTTGGTCTTAATGTGGTATCTGAAGAATAATCAAATCCAATATCTTGAATTGTAATATTGGAAATCTTACCAATATTATTGGATTCTGTGAATAAAATAGCCCCAGAACCTGAGTTAGATAATACCGATGTTATTGCTGGTAAAGAATTATAATGTCTACCTTTTGAAGTAACTCTAATTTGATTTATTTCACCTTGAGATGATAACGAATTTGTGTTATAAGAAATAACAGACTCGGATGAAATGTATGAAGATCTTTCTGGTTTTGCTAAAATGTTATAATTGAATGAGGTTGAGGTTATTCCAGAAACCTTATAATTTCCAGAATATCCACTATCAACTACAGATATTAAATTGTAATTAGTGATATTTTCATCATCAATAATAATTTCTTTCTTAGTAGATTCATTATCACTAGTTAATAGTGGAGATAGTGTATAGTATAAAGCATTTGGTATAGAATCATTGGAAGTTAGTGTTATCTTTGCTGTGGTAGTTACTCCAATAATACCAGACTTCACCACTTCAAAGTTTGTGGAAGTAGATGATGAATCAAATACGTTTTTGAAATTGTAATCGGAATAAAAATTAAAATCAAAAGCTGGAAGTCTGGAAGAATTTTTAACATATGATAGTGAATTATCAGATAAATCAAATATAACCGTTTGATTTTTAATAACTGAAATCGGTGGATTGACTAAAGATAATGTTCCACCAGAAGCACTAGTAATTGGTAAAGTTATTGGAGTTATTAATGTTGAATTGTAGTATGATGAGGATAGTCTGATTGTATTATTATCAACTTTAACAATATAATATATTGAGTTATTTTCTAATCCTCCCGCAGGAGATGATGATGTATGGATAACTTTTTGTCCAGTTTTATAATCATGATCAACAATTGTTATAGTATTTTCAGTCGTGTTTATATTTCCAGAAATAAAGTCTTTTGGATTTACAACTAATCTTCTTGTATAATCATTATACCTTATAACATATGTTGTAGAAATACCAGGCACACACTCTACTGTAACAGAATCTCCTAAACTCAGTCCATGAGTTGATGAAGTAGATACAGTAACTTGATTTTTATCAATACTAGATTTAATTACATTATCATAGTTTGTAGTAAGACTATGAACAACACCAGATCCAAGACTTGTAAAATATAATGTAGAAGTCTGTACAGAACTGTTGATTCCCACAAAAGATCCTGTCAGTCCAAGTCCAACTCTGTTTGTTGAAACTCCAATCAAGTCATTAGAAATTTTTGCAGCATATAATACTTGATTGTCTGTCAATAAGAAAGATGATGATCCATCAGTTGAAACTGATACTGCAGTTCCACCATTAGAAGAATAGATAATCTTATCTCCAGTTTCCAAATTATGATTTGGAAAATATATTGACTTAGTTGGAATTGATATCTGAGTTATTCCTACTCCAGGATTTGAGAAAAATATTGTATATCCAATTCCTGCTCCAGAAATTGTTCCCAATCCAACAGATTCTGATGGATCAAAATACAATTCTCTGTTATATTTTGATGCAAATACTGCGGAACTTATTCCAGAAACAAAAGAAAACTTTCTTGTTTTTCCTAATAATATTGTTGAAGCTGTATGAGAAGTTCCAACTGTAGAATCTTGTTCTCTTAGAACTCTAATTCTATTGAGATTTTGATCAATATTTAATACTTTAACTCTTTCATTATCCAACTCAAAAATATCATTTTCTCGTATGAATGGATACTCTAATGTTCCAAAAAGGTTGAAATAAGTTACTATTCCAGTAACACCTACAGTGTCAACACCAACATTAAGAATAAATTGATCGGACCTAACTCCAACTGCATATGATCCTTGTAGATTGGTTGCAAAAGTACTTAATCCACTTATTGATATAATGTCTCCATTAAGAAGTGCGTGTGGATCTTCGGAAAATCCGTAATAAGAACTCAAATTTGAATCTGGAACTAATTCAATATTTGATAAAGATGAAGTTGCTACACTAATTTGAGAAACATTTTTACCTTTTATTGAAGATACCTTTGCAGAAGCTCCAGATCCACCGGTTCCTTCATTGTCAAAAATTACGGGGTCATTTATTTTATAGTTTACTCCTCCCGTTGAAATGCCGATGAAACTTATTTCGCCTTTTATTGAATAATCTACAACAGAATCTTGTTTTTTAATTTTGTTTGGATTGTCAAAAAATTCATAATCACTATTTTCACTCAATAAGTTATATGGTGTTGTATTTCGGAAAAGTTGAGTTTGCGATAAATCAATATCATCTTGATTTGATTTTGGATCAAAATTGAATGGAATTGGAGTTGATTTAAAATTATCACCAACAAAGTATGGGAAAGATGGTGCAATGAAATTTTTAAATGGAGAGGAAGATTCTACAGACGAACCATTAATGGTTGAAAAATATGCATAAACTCCATTTGGATATTCTGGAGTAACACAAAATCTACCATTATTTTCATCCAAATCTCCATCAGAATTAAAATTGTAATCCTCAACAAAAAATCCTTCTGGATAAAGTGATGTACTAGGTCGGTTAGAAGAAATGGAAATACTATATCCAGATTCTAAAGCCTTTACAAATCCACTACCATTTCTATTAGAATATCCGTATGGACCATAGATTGGATTTCCATCATAAGCCCATCCAATTATTGGAGAATGTGAGTCTGAAGGAATTTCTTTATTTCCAGAAATAATTAAGTCTGGAATGTATGTAATCTGTCCGTTTACAAACCTTTTTGATAAAACAGTTTGCCTTAACTTTCTTGGTGCATATAAGTGTGTGTATTCCAATCCATAATTTGAATTAATTCCCTCACTAATAATGCCATCATCATCAGTTATTTGTCCACTTTGAATATTTCTTTCAACTAAATTAATAGTCCATTTTTTAGGTGTAGATTGAAGTTTGCAGTTTGATCCAGCTGGTATAACAGAAAGAGATATTTTGTCAGTTGTAAATCCAACTCCACCTTGAATTACTTTAACTTCTGACAGTAATCCCTGACTGACTATTGGAGTTAATATTAGACCTCTACCAATACCAGAACCACTTAATTCTAAATCTGGAACAGAATTGTATCCAGTACCAGAATCCAAAACAAGAACCTCAGTTATTCTTCCATTAGAAATTATCGGTTTTAACTGTGCTCCAGATCCACTATTAAGTCTAAAAGATGGTTGTCTATTGAAATTAATAATCTCTTCTGATCCGTAATTAGATCCGCCAGATTGTAAAAATACTGATTTTATTTCTCCCCTGAAAACTGGTTGTAGAACGGCGTCAAATGTTTGTCCAGTTCTGGTAGAAATTCCAACAACTCCAGATACTGATATTGAAATTGGTTGGTGATTGAATATATGATTGCCAGATCCGGAGTTGGTAAAGTCAATGTACTGTTTTGTTTTAAAATAAAAATCTTCATTTATAGTTGTTATTCCAACAGAAGAAAGTTTGAAATTATTTTCATCAACAACTGTTACATAATATTTTGATCCCGAAGTTAAGTTTCCAACAGGTACAGAAGTTGATTCGTAAACAATAACTTCTCCAGTGTTATATCTGTGATTTTGCGCATTTATAAGATTTGATGATGTATTAATTCCCGAAGAAGAAACTACAATTTTTCTATTTTTATACCCAGATCCAGTATCAGAAATGTTAATAAAAGTTATTTTCTTTTTCTCATTTACAGAATCAAATTTTTGAACGCCAACACCATAAGATGTCAAATTAATTGTATTAACACCAACAATAGCATCATCATATGTGTTGTGAACTTTTACAGTATAAGAATCTTGAATAGAAAGATAGTATATTGAGTTTGAAACAAGTCCACCTACTACCTGTTGACCTTCAGATTTATAAATTACCTTTTCTCCATCGTCGAACTTATGATATGAAGAAAATCCAATAGTATTATTGGATAAATTAACTAGTCCAGCAGAACCTACTGAATTGAATAATGATGAGTGCTGGAAAGATCCAAGATTAGCTTTTGCTTTCACTCCAGTACCATTTCCACCCTTTATTGTGATGATAGGTTCACTAACATAGTTAAATCCTCCATCAATAATATCAATTCTGGTTAAACTTCCTTCAACTTCACAATATCCAGTAGCTCCAACACCAACATCATCAGATATCTCTAATACTGGAGGATTGATAACGTCATAATTTTGACCTGGAGAAATTACATCAATATTTTCTATTGGACCATAAAAGATAGAATCTTTGGATTTATAATTTAAAATTTCTACACCATTAACCAAAATTCCAATTGGTCCCGGATTAGTTGGATTCTCTATTTCCGAATATTTTTGACTAGAAATATTTCTAATTAACTTTTGTGGTTCTAGTTTTTGATTGGAAAAATCATTAAACTCCAATTTGGCATTAGTTACTGTGCCAATAATTTCAATAAATTTTGAACTATAAAGATTAGATCTACTACGAGAAAGTTTTACATTTGTATCAGAAATTCTCTTAATATAATAAATTCCATCTATAAGATTTAATGATCCATTGGTTCCATTTTTATATAATACAGAATCTCCAGTGTAAAAACCATGTTTTCCGATATTAATTTCTTCACTATCAAAAGTTCCGGAAAAAGTTACAGATCTATCTCTAATTGTTAATGGTTGATCTAGATATGTTGGTAAAGATGGGGAAGCTACATAATATGAACTAGAATAATCTCCATAAACATTTTGTACATTCGTTGCATATATGTTTGTTTCTGGATAGTTTGTTGAACTTACTTTTGAAAGTACTTTTTGAACTCTATACTTTTTACTTATATCAAACTGACCCTGACCCTTTATTGAAAAAGATTTGGGATTTGAGACTTCAGATACTATTGAAATTATGGTAGTGCCATCATTAAATATTAACTTTACAGAATCTCCAATTATAAAATTATTATCGTCAAAAGTTACTACTCTATATGTGTAATTTGAAGAATCTATTAATGCAATAGAATTTACATCATATGTTGTTGCAATGTTAAAGAACCAGTTATTTGCAACAACATCCGTAGAGTCTATACCAAGAGTTTTAATTTCAATTAAATCATTTTCATTAAAATATCTTGTATCTGAGTTTAAATTAATATCCGATAATACTCCACCAATTCTAACCTTCACTACGTTTTCTGTACCTATTCCAGAATAACCATATGCATAACTATCAATTCTTAATTCCTGTCCGGAAGAAATAATTTGATCTATTCCAGAACAATTGTAAAATTGAGTTAGTGATTTAGAATCATAATCTATACTTACAGAAGTTCCATTATCTAAATCAGCGACTAAAGATCCTTTAGAAGGAAATCCCACAGTAGAATCAACATCTAAAACTGTAGAACCAATAGAAACTGTAGTAACTAATTTTGTTTTGGGGTGAATTGAAAAAGTTCCAAAAATAGATCCGGAAACATTTATATCCTTATTATATTCATAATCTAAACTGATGTTATAATAATCCTTTCCGTTTCTTTGAATTTTTCTTACATTATTGATTGAGCCATAAGCTTTGGAAAAGTTATCTGTTTCATCCTGAAACAGAGTTCTATTCAACAAATCAAGAGGATTGCCCTCGATAGATTCTACAACAAGGTCACGAGTAACTCTATATTGTGCATTTGATGGAATAAAAAGATAATCTCGGGGTTTTATTAACTCTACATCTTCTCCATAAAGTGCTCTAAACAATATTTCAAAAGACTGATCGGTTCCTTTTGAAGAATAAAAATCTTTTGATTGTTTAATAAAGATATTTTGGTTTACACCAGAGTACAGTTCTCTATCTTCAAATCCAGGAGTAATTTGAATCTTTACTTTTTTAATGAATTCTTTAAGAAAAAGAATACTCAGATTTTTAACAGTAGATTCTGAAACATGTTCTTCAATTGAAGATTCTGAAAAAACTAATGTATCTGGGGATACCTCGCTTTTATACGAAGTAAAACCACTAAATCCTCTTACACAATTTAAAAATGATGTTTCCGTTTTATTTGTGTAAGTAATTATTTCGTTATCAATTTGAATTAATCCATATGAATCTGGAAACCCTAATGTAGAATCAACATTGATTGTATCATCTGCAAATCCAACTGTTGATGTTGTTTTTGTCGAATCTATAATATTAGTTAAATTTTCAACTTTTACATATTGGTCGATATTTTGTAAAATATCTAAAGTCCCACCTTCATTTTCCAATGATACATAATATTGTGATAAAAATTCCCCAAATAATGGAAAATCTTCTCTTATAAAAGAAGGAAGCTGATTTTCTACGATTGAACTAATTTTGATTCGAGTATTTACCATTTTTATAATCTTACAAGGTCTCCGTTAGTGTAGCTTGATGTAACCGTATAAGTTGATCCAGATATATCTGAACCAGATGAAATTTCATCAGACACCATATTTAAAGTGCTCTTACTAATATCTAGTTGCAAATACAAATCCTGTAATCCAATTACATCGTTTGATTTGGGAATCGCTGCAATTTCGATAATTGGATCACCTCCAATATTTTTTACTGTGGAGAGAATAGTAATTGGATTTAAAAGAATCTCCCCCTTAACATAATCTATAGTTCCAATATTCTTTCTTCTAATTGTTGGTTGGGTTGTGGATACAACAGAAAATAAGAACATTGATCCAGTCAAACCATCTGGATTTGGAGTATCTCCAAAGTAGACAGTTTCACTAATTCCATTTACAGTGAACCCAGAAGACTTTATATTGTATCCATCAATATTTTTCACATGAAATTCATTTCCATAACAAATTTCATATTCAGCTGGTTGATTTAATGCTGCACGAAGGTCTCTTCTTATTTGAATTTTTGTAATATTAGATGTTATAGATTCATGACTATCATCTATAACTTTCTGATACTTACTATACTTAAATCTTGCTCCATATTTGTTTAATTCTGTTGAATTTGCATAACTATTGATATTATTTAATATAATAGATTTTACAAAATCTGGAGTTGGGGCAAGATTTGTATTGTAGTAAGCTGTAGTATTAGTTTCAATAAAGACATATTTTAAGTCTAAAATTTCAGGAACAATTCCTGCAACTGAATATTTTTTTAGTTTATTTTTTAAATTATCTTTTGTACTATTGGGAACAAATTGTCCATTGAATGGTTTTATAGTGATAAAGACTTTACCATACTGTGGTGGATTCAAATCTTCTCCACCAAATACTGAAACTGATTGAGTTTCTGGATAAATTATGGGAATTAATGATTCATAGTCTGATGCAGTTACAGCTCTATTTTGAGATGCATAGATTCTAGGTGCATAATTTTTTATAGAATCTATTGATTCAATTTCTTTTCCACCATCAGAAGCAATATTTGTCGTGATTAAAGAAATTCCAGTAGTTACTGAAATTCCATTGTTATCCAATATTCTTCCATTAAAATTAAATGAAGAAAGTCCATTTGCAGAAGATCCATTCGTCACCGCATATGAAGCTTCAATATAATTCAATGATTGAAGTTTTTCTCCAAAAACACCATCACCAAAAATTAGTTCATATCTCTGATCTTCAATTTCCTGAATAAAGAAAACTCTAGAGGAATCGTTTACCGAAAGTAAACTATTGGATAATGAAAACTTTCTAGAATTTGTACTGGATTGAGTATCTCTAATAATAACTCTAAGTAAAGATGTATCAATATTTGGGTTTGAAAGAATATATCTTTGTGGAGGTGCTGGGTTTTCAGATTTTACTGTAAAATTATCTACAATATAAGTTCCTTCGTAAATGTTAATATCATCAAAAAAGGCAATTCCATTAACAACTGGAGTTGTAATATCTGCAGGTATTATAAAAGTATAACTATCTCCACCAAATGCATTAGTAGAACATACTGTGCCCTGTTTTAAGGTCAAAGTTATTGGATTTGTTTGAAATCCAGTAGTGTCAACAAAAAAAGAAATATTTGCTTTTGCTGCTGTTCTTGATCTTGGAACATATCCAATGTTTCGTGCAAGAGAAACTACATTCTCTCTAAGAGTTGCACTATCAATAAAAACCTCATTGCTAATCATATTAGCGTTATATGAGGAAATATATGTATTATATGCTAACGTATCTATTAAAACGGATAGGTTAGATCCCTCAAAATCGTAGTCAGTAAAATTTGAATTCGATCTAAGGTAATCCTTAATCGAAGTTTTTATCTGATCGAAGTCTAGGTTTGTAAAATTAACTAATGGCATTATCGTGTCGGCTGTAATGCGAATGATAACTGTTGAGATAATACATCAATTCCAACAATATAATAATTGATAGTTACATAAAATTCATTGTTTTCATAATTTGGAGCAACTGTAACATCAATTAATTCAACTCTTGGTTCATAATTATTGATTGTATTTTCAATTTCGTCTCTAATAATAGATGCAGAAATATCATCAATGTTCTCGAATAAAGACCTAGACACTCTAGATCCAAGATTTTCATTAAAAAATCTTTCACCCGGAAGGGTAAATACAAGATTTCTTATAGAACGAGCAATTGCCGTTTCATTCTTGATTGCAATCAAATCCGAATTCAGAGGATTAATCTGAAAGGACATGCTTAGGTCTTTAAAATCTTTACTTACCCGTTGAACAGGCATAAAAAACGATAAATCTATCTTATTTATTAGGGTTTTTTGAACTCATAAAGAGGTTCTGTTCCATATTCCCAGTCATCATAATCCTCATCATTGCGAATTTTTTCATGAATTTCGTTTTGATGAAAGAAATCATGTTTTTTTGGAGTCAAATCATCGTTATTAATTTCTCTAAGTAGTCTCTGGTCCATTTTTAGCTCCTGATTGGTCAAAATCAGAACTTTTTACGGGGTTTCTATCCCTCTTTGGTATTTATTTTTTAACTTCGACATAATAACCAAGTCTAACATCATTCAAATATCCATCTGCGGAGTAAAATTTAGAGTCTTCATGTAAATTTGGTGAAAAATCTAGATTTTTTCTCGTAATTTTATCGGATTCTTCCCACGATGGATATAATTTAGACCCCATTGGAAGATGCCATATCTGATCGTTTCCAGTTCTGAGGTGTATCTCAAAGGGATTTTCGTTTTTTGACTCAATGTTGATATATTCAACATCAATTTCTTGGATGAAATTCGGAATTTTGAAGTCTGGAAGTTCAACTTTCTCCCAAACTTCAAATTTGACTAGATTGTTTTCATTTTCATGAACCCCAACCATGGCACTAAATGGAATCCATTTTCCATTTTCCCTCTTATAATCAATACTGTAGTGACTACCTTCCAGATATTCGCACCAAAAGTATCCAGGGGGAACATGTTTATGAATAATCATTTCCTCTGAGTGTAAATCTGGATTTAAATTTACCTTCTTAGCACCTATTCCTTGCCCAAATAAGTTGTAAATTGGTCTTATAACGTAATCTCCTTCGGTTTTTATTGGCACACATGCTGGACCACATTCATACCCCAACCTCATAGCAACTTCTAACTTATTAAATACCCATCTGTATTGTGGATATGCTTCCCATGCCTGAGTGTCATCATCTATATTCATTTTTTTCTCCGAGATTTTTGCATAAAAAAAGCACCTTGAGGTGCTTTCACATTATTTACCCTGTCCACGATAACGTTTTTTACGTCCATTACGAGACGTTGCACTTAACAATGTACGAGCAGAACGACCCTGACGAGTTTTCTTCGGTGCTCCTGGTTCAAATACAGTCTTGTTACCACCACCTTTAGCCATTAGATTTCCTCCAGTTCAATTTCATTTGCATCATAGTTTCCGTTTTGATAATACTCTTGAGAGAGATTATCTAGAACCTCTACACATTCTTCATAAGAGAGGTCCTGATATATCTTACGTCCTTTATATAAGATATTAAAAGCCATTAGATCACACGAGTTTTTTCATGTCCAACACGAATACGAGGATCGCACCAAATCTGATATCCCTTTTCAATTGCATCAAGACAGAATGAAACATCTTCTCCACACATATCTTGTACTGCACCAGACTCAAAGACTTGCATCTTAGGAGCAAACCAAGGATATTCAAGATTCTCAAAGACACCTTTCTTAATCAGTACCCAACCAAAACCAGTATAATCAACTGTGAAAGGCTTACGACGTTTCGAGATGCTCTCCACAGTTTCGTGATTCATCACACCACCATTCTTACGGAAATCATCTTCTTCTAACCAATGAGCCACTGAAGTCGTGTGCCCATCTTCTGTGGCATACCATCCAGCAACTACTTCCTTATCTTCACCTTCTTCATTCAGAGCAAGATCACAGAGTTGCCAGAACTTATTTGAGTCAAATACAATGTCACTATCAATCCACAATTGATAATCATACTGCAGTTTACCATCCCAAGGAATTTGCTTAGGACCACGAAGAACATTTGCTCCAAGTACTTTACAACGTGCAAAGTTAACCATTGATGAGTAATCTTGAGAAATCTGAATACTCATTCCATTTTGAACTAAGTCAAAACAAAGTTGTACAAATGCTTTTAGAAAAATAAAAGAACATCCACGTCCAGGAAGACAAAATACAATACTCTTTCCCTTCATTCGTTCTTTAATTGCATCATAATCCCAATCTGCTTCTTTAGGTTTGGGTGCTGCAGCTTTAACAGTAAATCCTTTTGCCATAAGAGAAATAAACTTTCAGTTCAAATTTTAACAGTCTATATATGCCTTGTCAATGTGAAGAGTTTAGTATTGCTTCCTTATTCACATACAACTCCTCGTAAGACAAATCCTTCTGCTCATAATCCGTCTTCATAATACCTACGAGATTATTTAAAGTATTCCATGTAGTTTGGAATTCCTCCTCTCTGATAGAATGAAATATACATCTATCCTTTGCGTAGATATGATAAACCTTTTCCATAAAATTTTTTCTCCGGAATTTTTTGAATCCAGCATTATTTTGCAACCGCATTATATATGAGAACAATCAAAAACCCGATCGGCAACCCTATTAATGTAAAACATTGCCTCGGATATCTTATCAACCATCCCGCAAAGACAACCTTCCAGAAATTCCAATATGGGGATTTTCTGCGAACTTTATAAGACCTCATTGTATATCCGGAAATTTTTTATTATCGTGATACTTAGAGGTCGAATTGTCACCTCTGTAGGTTAGGGTAGTTATCGATTTTTATAAACCCCCCCCCGTTACGCCACGTATAAGAACCCCCCATAAATCGCAGGGACTGCTATAACGAATAACGAATAAACTGCGATTTCACGAATAAAGAATAACGAATAAGATAGGGGGAGAAACTATAAAGAACTCCCCCCAATCTTATCAGAATTCGATCGGATCTGCAGTCGGTTCGTTGACACTCTCATCACTGATCAGAGTATCAAGAATCGAAAGAATCTCGGTGCCAGTGTTACCTTGACGCAGCATGGAGATGAGAACTTCTTTGGTCATAATGAAAGGAAAAGAGTAGAGAACTGTTGGTGGGTAGTTTATAGTCATGCCCCCAGGACTTGAGATCTTAAGTGTTAATCAGAGATCTTGCAGCATTTCGTTAATCTCAATGTGGTTAATCTTATCAGAATCCCACTTCACACCATCAGGAGTTTCAGTAGAACCACAACCGTACATGAGATCAATTACATCCTGATAGTGACGACAATCGTGCTTGGCACATTCATACAGACCAGGATCATTCTGAATCCATAGAGATACATTCCAGGTCTCGTAGTTAGTCCAACCGTTATATGTTTGGTCGGTGATGTTGGTCTGGTAAGTGGTGGTCATGAGAGTGAAGAATGTGTTATCAATACAGGTTGAATCGGTCGTCTTCGATGAAATCCTGGAAATCGTAATAATCAGGTTTCGGACCATTCTGTGCGTAGAATTCCTTGTGGTATTCCTTACACTCTTCCTCAGTCAATTCAGAATAAGGTTTGAAAGCAACGTAGGTCATTTGTGGTTAGTTTGAGAAGTCTTTAGGGGTGGTTGTGTGTGGGTTGGTGTCAGTCAACAAGTGCAATTCTTACATCCTCTGTAATACCATTCTTATCATTCGTCACCTTGATATAAACAATACCCATATCAAGCAGTGGTTGAAGAGCACGCATACGTTGAGACCAGTTATTCACTACACCTCCATTCTCAAGAGTGAGAAGAATCTCTTTTTGTGCTTTAGTGAATTTCATCGGTGTGTTTTCTTTGACTCTTTAATAATCCCACAGATCGCATCAGAGATCAAGGGGTCTTGTGCCAGAGATCTGACTGGCACACCTCAGAAGTATGTGCCAGGAGCATAACCTTCGATTGCACCCCGATAAATCATAGAGTGATCAATCTGCCCCTTAGAAACTCTCTTACCGTCGATCTGGAAAGTATAACGCAACTGACCTTTTACAGTCTTGCTAACTTTACAGGTCAGACACACTTCACCATTGCGATTACCTTGAGCATCATACTTTGCGAAGTAATGGTTACACACACCAGGCAGTTTATAATCAACAACTCCATTGCGTTGCTGATAGTTTTCCAGTGCAAGTTCCTCAGTGAGAGTGATGTTCTGGAAGAGGTCTTGGAGTTGCATTGGTGTGTGGTGATCTCGACTCTTCTAATATACATGATTTTGAACCCTGTGCTCATTTATTGTGACACTAATACTTTTGGCACAAGGTGTATAAATAAAGCAGTTATTTGTTCCGTATGGTGTCAATAACTATCAGGTGAGTTTCTTATATTGAACCCTCCTATATGGATCAAGGGTCAATCACAAACTCCCACAAAGGTAGTTAACACTTAGGAAAGACAAGTAGCAGACAACTAAAGACTTAAGGGTTGCCAGAGAGTTATAAAAACTCACCCTATTACTGGTTTTTTTAGTGTCTGCTACTATTAGGTTTTACCAACGATCGGGTGTACTTAAGTCCTCAACGTAAGCATCACACTTCTCTGCAGGTTCCAATTTGAAGAGTTTCTCCCAGTCAATTTGATGTGGGTCGAAGTCAGGAAACGCCGAAATGTCAAGGGTGATGCGATAACGAACCTTCTGTGCCTGTGAATACGCAACTGACATAAGTGCTCTCCGATGTGTATGTGAATACTATAAGATACTGAGAGGAAACTGTCAATGGGGTTGTGGGTATTTATCAGTGGTCCTTATAGTTTCTGGGAGATGTGTAGGGGTTTTATGATCTTCGGGGTCTTGACATTTTCTCGGAGTTCTGATAGACTGACGCCT